ATCAGTCTGTACAGGCTCTTGCCACATATGAGATGGGGCGTGACCGTAGAGACGAATTTCGGGACGGCGTTATTCGTATCCCTCTCGAATCAAAGAACCCATAGGAGATTATTATGGCAATTACTCAAGCTGTATGTAACAGTTTCAAAGTGGAGATTCTGAAAGGCCTACACAATTTTACGGCAACGACAGGGAATACTTTTAAACTAGCATTATACGACAACGAAGCAACTTTAAGCAAATCAACAACTGCATGGTCAGGAACTGATGAAGTAGGAAACTCAGGAACATATTCAGAAGGTGGAGGGGCGTTAACATCTGTTACACCAGCGCTATCTACTGATACTGCTGTTTGTGATTTTGCAGATATTTCATTTACAAGTGCAACTATTTCAGCGCAAGCTGCTGTAATTTACAATAGTTCAACTGTATCTGGTTTAACTACCAATGCATCTGTTTGTGTATTAGATTTTGGTGCAGTTAAATCTTCAACTTCAGGAACATTTACAATTACTTTTCCTGCTGCTGAAGCAACTGCTGCAATTTTAAGAATCGCATAGGAGATAAAACATGGCCTCTATCCAAGGATGGGGCCGAGAAACTTGGAACAGTGGTGCGTGGAACCAACAAGCACCTGTTTCTGTTACAGGTAATGGCCTCACGTCATCTCTGGGAACTGAGACAGTTGCGACTGATCAGATCATATCTGTAACTGGCATTGGTTTAACATCAACTGCTGGAACTGTAACTGCTGTTGGTATTGCTGAAGTAAATCCTTCAGGAAATCCTCTTACATTTAGTATTGGAACTGAAACAGTAGCAACAGATCAGATCATATCTGTAACTGGTAATTCTCTTACTTCTTCTATTGGAGATGAGTCACAATCAGTGACATCTACAACTGGTTGGAACCGTGATACAGATGTAAACACAGGTGCATCTATTGGATGGGGTGATCAACAATGGAACGCCGTAGGTGGTTCATTTGCTCTTACTGGTCAAGCACTTAGCACCTCTCTAGGTACAGAAACATTATCAACAGAACAAAATATATCTGTAACTGGAGTTTCAACTACTTCATCAATAGGAACTTTCTCTATAACAGGTGATTCACAAGTAACTGTCGTTGCTGCAAGTGAACCTGAGCTAGATATTAGTGTAGGGACAGCACAAGCTGATCCAGAATTTGTTGTATTCCCATCAGGTAATGCACTGACCTCGGCTGTAGGAACTGTAGGAACATCGGTATTTGTTACTGGTCTTGGAACAACACTTTCTTTAGGAGATGAGACACAAGAAACAAGCTATGAAGCTCCTAGTGTATCGGCTACAATATCTTCAGGAGTATTAAATATTCGTACAGATGTAAGCTTTACACCTACTGGAGTTTCTGCTACAAGTAGTACAGGTAATCTACAAGGAACCTTCTGGTCCGTTGTGGATGATTCTAACTCAGCCATAAGTTGGACGGAAGTTCATAAAGCTGCATAAAAGTTTTGACAAACTTTCAAATAATAACTAAAACTTTATTAGGAGATTAAATGAGTTCAACTTATTCAACTGGCTTACGAATAGAGCTACAAACATCAGGAGAGAATTCGGGTACCTGGGGTACTATTACGAACAATAACTTCTCTCAAGTTTTTGAGTTCGCTATTGCTGGTGTTTATTCTAAAGCAATTACTACAGGGACTTCAACAACGCTAACAAATGGCGATGGTCCACAATCTCAAGCAAACAACGAAGCTAGACAAAATCAATTAATTTTTACAGGAACAGTTTCTACTACTCATACAATTCAATTCCCTGCTACTCAAAAAACAATGGGAATATACAATAACATCAGTGGTGGTGCAGATATATCTGCAAGACTAGGTGCTTCAGGAAATACTGTTACAGTAACTAATGGTAAGTATAGATTATTAGCTACTGACGGAACTAACTGGTATGATATTTTTTCATTAGCTGGTTTAGGTGAAGCTTGGCAAATTAAAACTGGTAACTATACAGCATCTGATGGCGACAATCTTTTTGTTGATACATCTGGTGGTGCAGTAACAATAACCCTACCTGCCTCCCCTTCAATTGGGAATCAAGTAAAAATTATTGACGCAGAAGGAACTTTTGGTACAAACAATTGTACAGTAGGTCGTAACTCTCAAAAGATACAAGGAGCTACTTCTGATTTAACAATAAGCACTAACAGTGCGGGCATTGCTCTCGTTTATGTAAACGCAGACAATGGATGGAGGTTGAAATATAACGACTAATGGCTAACTTACAAGATATAGTAAACAGAAGTGAAGTAGGCGCAATTAAGCCTTGGACTAAAGCTACAGCCCCAGCAGGTTACTTATTATGTGATGGTTCAGCTGTATCAAGATCAACCTATGCAGAATTATTCGCTGTAATTGCCTCAACTTATGGAGGCGGTGATGGATCAACAACTTTTAATGTTCCTCAATTACAAGGTAAAATGCCACAAGGTTATGATGGTAATACATATAACTTAGCAGGAACTGGTGGTGCAAATACCGTTACAGTATCTGTTACTAACAACCAAGCTGCAACAAATGCTACAAACCAAGCTGTAACTGTAACAGGAAGTATTTCTAATACTTCTTTAACAACTGCTCAATTAGCATCACACAGTCATGTTCCTACTATTGGACAGGAAGGTTATCATCCTAACGCAATGAATAACTCAGCAAGAGCAGCTAAAAACAGTAGAGGAAGTGAAAATCTTCCTAACCCTACAGGTAATGCAGGATCAGGAACTGGTCACAATCACTCTCATACTTTATCTGGTACTTTAACAGGTAATATAACAACAAGTTTAACTGGATCCGTTACGGCTGCAGGAACAAATTCATTTTCACCATATGTGGTGGTTAACTATATTATAAAGCACTAGGAGATATTGATGGCAACACAAATAGTAATATCAAATGGAGATAACATTTTAATAGATAATTCTTTTGGAATTAATTGGGTAGATAAAGGTAAAAATTGGGTAGATGCTTGGTGTCCAAATACAATTCATTGTGTTATCTGGAATAATTTAACAGGACAAAATGAAATTCAAAGCAAAGATGCTTCTACTGGAATGATGACAGGAAATACTAATTTAAGTGCTACTAGCGACGCTGTAGGATCAACAACTATTGCTGCTTTACTTACATGGGCAGAAACTAGAAAAGGTCAAATTGAAACTGCAATTACAGCTTATGAAACTGCTGTTGATGATGATATTAAAAATGGAACTACCAATGCTAATGGCAAGACTTGGCGAAATTACGACTCCAATTATTCGTAAAAAGTACCTCTTATCTGTAATACTTTTCTTTTTTTAGGTCCTGTAACAGGGCATACTTTATGTTGAATCTTTTGTTTTATTGTTAATAAAGTATTTGGATAAGGATAAGAAACTAAAGGCAATCCTCTTCCAGTATCAATTAAAGTTTCACCACCCCAATTATCATTCCAAGTATCATGCATATAAAAAGAATAATTTAAAGTATAGTTATTATCATCATGCCAATTTATTCCTGAGAATTTATCATATTCATAGTATGTAACATTAATATGTGATTTTTTAATAAAAGGAATAAAAGGACAACTTATTAATACTTTGCAAAAATCATTTAATATTTCTATATCAGTTTCAATTTTACCTTCTGTTATATTTGCTATTGGGTGTGTGTGATTTACCTTTTTCATAGTTATTGAGTTATTTTCATCTTTATAAAGTTTTTTAGACCATGCATTGTGAGAGTTTTGATCAGTTTTAAAATCTAAAGAATTTATTTTTTTAAATAAGTCATAAGGCAAAAAGTCATTTATAATAATAGCACAATCATCTATGTTCGCTTTAATATGCATTATTTATAATTTTTCTTTTGCCAAAACATAGTCTTATATTTATCCACCCATTTACTTAATAATTTATCAATAGTTTTTGAATGAAGTTTTTCCATATAAAAACCTGACCATTTTTTCCATGAATCTCTTTTAAAAGGAATGACTTGAATCATAGGCTCTCCTTTTTTTATTAAAAATTGTTTATCTCTTTTGTGAAGAATAAAAGGAAAATTTATTAAATTTACATAAACATCTGTGTCTACAATTCCTGATATTATTTCAAAACGTGACTCTAATCTATTCATTGGTTTAATAAATAAACAACTATAACCAGGTGGTGTTTTAATCAACCATTTGTTATGAAATTTACCTGCATTTTTCCCTGTTATTTCACGCCATTTTTTAGGTAATTGTGATTCATTATGAACTCCAAAACCAGTTGCATCTTTATTTGCAGGAGTAACAGAAAAATCATCTTCAACAGGATCAACTAAATAATCTTGATCAAAAGGAATTATGTATCCCATTGTTAAAGAATCTAAAAAAGGCATACATGTTTTTAAAGTTGGCATGTGCATGTTGCCCGTATGAAATCTTTCTAATTCTTTATATTCTTCTGGTATAAATCTAGAGGCGGGTTGTGGGTGTGGCCACACCTTTGCCATTCCTTCGTCTGTTGCACAAAAGGTAATTTTTTTAGTTAACATATCAATCAATAAATATCCCTACGGACATTCTCCAAAAAGGTAAATTTACTTTAACGGGCATTGCATCATGCAAGTCGTTTCCTGAAAATAAAACAAAATTACCAGGAGAAAAATTAATAGTGGTATCTTTTACTTGTAAACTACCACCCCAGCTGCTGTCCCATTCAGGTGTTAAAAAACCAACTAAAGTGTGTGCACATTCTCTATGATCATGAAAATGAAACTTATCACTTTTTTGTTGAGCGTTTAACGAAATTGATTTTATCTTATAAAACCCTAAGTCAAATCCTTGTTCTCTTTGTAAATGACTATTGACTGATGCTACCAAACCAGAAAAAAATCCGTACCAATAAGGATTAAAAATTGAGTTATCAAAAGAAACTTTAAAAGTAGGATAATAAATACTTAGATTTCCATAAGGAGTGTTAATTTTCCAATCGTGATCGAGTAATTGATTGTAAACATTTTTTATTTCATATGCATTAAGCACGTTTTTTATTTCATATATATCACTCATGGTTTTTGTATAAAATTAAAAGACATGGATCTTCTAATTTCTCCTTTTATTTTTGTTTTAAAAGGCATAACACAATGCTGATGACATGCTTCAAATATATAAAAATGCCCTACTTCAGGTTCCATCCAAGTCATATTTGTACCATTAACATCTGTAAAACCTAGTTGTCCGTCTCTGAATTTGTGTGGATCTTTTACATCATTAATAAATTCTGGAACTTTTAAAAACATTACACTAGACCAACCAGTGTTATCATGATGAGTGTGAGGAGGGTTGTATTCTCCTTGTTTCATATCATTTATCCAACAGCTTAAAATTTCTAATTCTTTATTTCCTTTAAATAAATTTACTTTTTCTAATGTTTCAA